TATGGCGAACTCAGCTTCGTCGGATCTGGCGACGCTAGCATCGACCGTGGTTATGGAACCAAGGCAGGCGTGAAGTATAGCTTCTGATCCGCTTGACAACGTTGCTATAATGAGGGGGTCTTAGGACCCCTTTTTTAATGAGTACATTCTGGACCATTATCAAATCACCTGTCACGCAATTCAACTTGCTGCTGGTAGGTTTCCTCATCCTCATAGGAACTATTCATAACCATGCACACTACAGCATGGAAGTAGATGCTGACTCATACGTGAGAGCATGGTGTAAGAAGAACCCTGACACATGTCAGAGTTACATAGATGGTGACTGAGGAAAATCGACTTTTGAGTTACAAAAAAGTCGGAAAAAAATTTCGGGCAATTTTTTTGCCCTTAAGGTTTTTATAAATTACTATGAACTTTACTATCTACTCAAAAGATTATTGTCCTTACTGTTCCAAAGTGATCAAACTGATGCAGATGAAGGAATTTGACATTCAAGTGTTCAAACTTGGTGTTGACTTCAGCAGGGAAGAGTTCTATGATAAGTTCGGTAAGGGGTCTACTTTTCCACAAGTGCTTATGGGAGACTATAACATTGGTGGATGTACAGAGACCGTTGCATATCTAAGAGAGAACAAACTTATCTAATGGAACCAGAGGACCTTTTAATCGAGATTGTTGAGCGGGTTATTGATGATGCCTGCATTCATGGCAAATTTAATTTTGACATGTATCAATATCTAACAAAAAACAAACTAAGAAAGATCGAGGTGACCAAGTTTATTGAAAGTTCTTCTGCTGCCAACCTCTCACAAACCGTAGATGATCTTGAGTATTATCTTGAAGGTGGTCACCCTGAGATGAGAGAAGCGTATCCCTTATCTAAACCAGATGCACGGAAGGTACGTAACTATCTTTATAAAATACTAGAAGATGCATGGAAGTATGAGTTGGAAAAAGGGAAGCGTAAACGCAAAAGAACCATCAATAAATAAAGGCATAGAAGTTATGCTTCCGCGAAGCAGGAGGGTCGAGGAAGAACCACCAAGTTGGTTTGATAGCACCTTCTCATTAATTAAATGGTCGGTGCGTGTTAGAATAAACATAGACCGCAGGAATAAAAATGGAAACTAATGTCATTCTGTTCTTCTCATCAGTAGGGATGGTTGCTTTCCTCGCAATCGGGGGAGTTATCGGTTGGATCTATAAAGAAGCAGTCGATTCATCTATCTACGCTAGAAGTCAGGGTATTACTCACCCAGAAATGCTGGATGAAGACGGTTACATTATCAATGAGGAACTCTACTCGGTTAGATTCCTTGATAGTGAACTTGACGAGGATGATGATTACTGATATAATTACACCAAAACATTGACTTGAAATGGCACCAAGAAAATTACCTAAGGATGCACTTTTGACGGAGATCTTGAAGAAGGTCTCCTCCGCAAAGACAAAAGCAGAAAAAGTCTCTCTGTTGCAGGAATACAACAATCCAGGTCTTCGAGCATTGTTAATCATCAACTTTGATGAGTCGCTCCAATTCCTCCTTCCCGACGGAGAAGTACCATATACTCCCAACGATGCTCCAGCAGGAACAGAGCACACTCGTTTGACTCAAGAGTATCGTGGACTCTATCGCTTCTTCAAAGGTGGAGATGGTTCCATCAATAAGATGAAGCGCGAACAACTGTTTGTTCAACTTTTAGAGGGTCTTCATGCAGACGAAGCAGAACTTCTGGTCGCAGCATGTAACCGTAACCTTCAAGATAACTACAGGGTAACTCAAAATGTCGTCGCAGAAGCATTCCCAGCAATCGAATGGGGAAACCGAGGTTGATCTGAAGAAAGAGATTGAGACTCAGGTTGAAGATCTCTTCAAAGCAGACAGAAACGACTTCGACTTTAAAGAAGAAGAACCAGAGAGTATCGATGATCTTGCTGATCAATTATTCGATGCTCTCTATGAACATACGAATGTTGTATAAATATAACGTTCACGAAGTTCCTATCCATGCGTCTTAAAGAGCAGAAACAACTCATTAAGAACGCACTGAAGCATGAGCAAGACTACTCTAGAGATGAAGTCTACTACATGCGTGTCCAACTGCGGGAAGTCAAACGCCAATTAGCACTAAAGAAATGGCGTAGATGGCAATCCGAAGTTGGTTTTGGCAACAGTGATACTATGTAAATGACCGTAAAACTTATTTCCGTTACTCCAGACGCAGAAAAACACATGGGCTACGTTGCCCGCGTCAGTAACCCAAACAATCAAGAGAATCCTAACGTCGCAGGACTCTTAAAATACTGTGCCAAACATCAACATTGGTCGGTATTTGAACAAGCGTTCATGACACTTGAAATCGAAACCAATAGGGGAATCGCAGCTCAAATTTTGAGGCATAGGAGCTTCACCTATCAAGAGTTTTCACAACGCTATGCTGATACTAACTTATTGGCTAACGAAATTCCCGTTCCAGATTTGCGGAGGCAAGATACTAAAAATAGGCAAAACTCAATTGACGATATTAGTCCCGAAATGTCGTCTCTACTACAGCGGAGGATCACTGAGTATTTTGCTGAGGGCATGGACTTATATAACGAGTTGCTTCGTGAGGGTATTGCTAAAGAGTGTGCCCGTTTTGTTCTGCCTCTTGCTACTCCTACTCGTATCTACATGACGGGATCCGTTAGATCCTGGATTCACTATATACAATTACGAAGTGCCAATGGCACTCAAAAAGAACATATGGACATTGCTAACGAATGTAAGCAACGTTTCATAGAACAATTCCCAATCGTATCTGAAGCAATGGAGTGGTTGTAATGCCTACTTATCCCGTGAAAAATTTGAAGACTGGAGAGACCAAAGATATCTCCATGACTATGAAAGAATACTCCGAGTGGAGAGATGCCAACCCTGATTGGGATAGAGATTGGCAAGCAGGTGCAGCGTCCGCTGTGTCTGGGGTCGGAGACTACCAGGATAAACTTCCTCAAGGTTTCAAAGACCGACTTCGTAATGTCAAAAAACATCACCCTTACGCCCGTTTCGAGGCACCTTAAGCCTATGCCTGTAAAATCCAAGAAACAACCTTCAATGGTCGGTTTATCCGCGAGACAAATGAGAAGAAAACCAATTTCTACTGAGCATTTAATAGATATCAAACCGATGACCTCAACACAGGAGAAAGTGTTTGAGGAGTATGATAAAGAAAAGAATCTTTTTCTATATGGTTGTGCTGGAACAGGAAAATCTTTCGTTGCAATCTATCTTGCACTAAAGCAAATCCTTGACGAGAAGAGTCCATACGAAAAACTGTACATCGTTCGCTCACTGGTTCCTACCAGAGAGATTGGATTCCTCCCAGGGGATCATGAGGACAAGAGTAACCTTTACCAGATTCCATACAAGAATATGGTAAAATACATGTTCAAGATGCCTGACGATGCTTCCTTTGAAATGCTCTATGCAAATCTTAAAGCACAGGAAACCATCGGTTTCTGGTCTACATCTTTTATTCGTGGTACCACTCTAGACAATGCCATCGTTCTAATTGACGAGTGTCAGAATCTAAACTTCCACGAACTTGACTCCATCATCACTCGTCTTGGAGTCAACTCAAAAGTTATCTTTGCAGGTGACGCTGCACAGACCGACCTTACCCGCACCAATGAAAGGAATGGTGTGCTAGACTTTATGAAAATCATCGACGACATGGATGAGTTTTCTTCTATTGAGTTTGGTGTCCAGGATATCGTCAGATCTGGACTGGTTAAATCATACCTTATCAGTAAAATGAATCTTGGCTTTTAAACACTTAGACATACATAACTTTCGTGATCTGAAAGCGGAGACGACCGAGAAGGGAAGAACTTATGCCGTTGGCGAGGAACTCTTCCCCTCGGTCACTACTGTAATTGGGTACAGTAAAAAGAAAAACATTATGGAATGGCGCAAGCGCGTTGGTGAGGAAGAAGCGAACAAGATCTCTAAAAGAGCATCTACTCGTGGAAACAAAACTCATAAACTTGCTGAATTGTACCTTTCCAATTTAAGCATCAGCAAGTACAAGAATGATGTCATGTCAATGGGTATGTTCAACCAGATCAAACCTTACATTGATAAAATTGACAACATCCATGCATTAGAAGCACCATTATACTCTAATGTGCTTCGCATGGCAGGCAGAGTAGATTGCATCGCTGAATATGACGGCGAACTTGCAATCATCGACTTTAAAACTTCAACAAAAACGAAGAGAGAGGAGTGGATTCAGGACTACTTTGCACAAGAGTGTGCGTATGCTATAATGTTTCAAGAGTTAACTGGACTTAAGGTAAAGAAACTCGTCACAATTATCGCATGTGAAACTGGGGAACCCCAGATATTTGAAATCTATGACAAATTTAAGTACGCTCATAAACTTAAAGAGTACATCGACGCTTACAAAAAAGCATATGGGAAATGGTAAGATAGATGAAGTGTTTGAAGAAAACTTCATGACATCTGCCAAGTTCTCTCTCGAAATCGAAAACATTGTAAAAGACTCTAACCTTAATTATATTGAGGCGGTATTACAATTCTGTGAAGATAAAAGCATTGAACTTGATGGGATTAACAAACTGATTTCTAAACCCCTGAAAGAAAAACTAAAATATGACGCTCAACGTCTCAACTTTATGAAAAAAACATCGAGAGGGTTCTTGGCACTGTGACTGGTATTGAAGTCTACAAAATGTATCTTTCTTTGAAACTTCACTTCACTTCCAAGTCATTCGACTACTTTAAATACGGAAACTCAGCAAAAGCATCTCCTTCTTCTTTTGACAAGAGGAAAGACAAGTTTTTCTTTGTAAAATTGTCTCGCACGTTCAATGAGATTGAACTGCGAGATTTCTTTGTCTCTAACATGGTTGTGGAGGAGAAAGTTTACCCTGCAACTTTGGTTCGTGAGGGTGCAAAGAATTATGCTGAATATACAAGGAGGATGGAGTCTCTGTCCTATATCTTCCGAGAAGATGTCGGTAAACTTTATAATTTGTGCGATAACTTTGACGACCTATTTAAAATCAAAGGTGTGCATCCCGTACTTGTAAAAGCATACCTAGGGAGTATAATAACTCTTGAAACTATCACTATCTTTAATAAGATCTTCAATTTTGCAGATCACATCGATATCGATGACACTATAGTGTGGGAACCACTAAAGAATCGTATTCGGAAATACGAACCATTTTTGAATATAGATTTGGGTAAATACAAAAAGATTATTCAGAGAGAATACCTATGAGCAAGTTTTTTGAGTCTGAGGTTGTTCAGGGAGAGTTGGTGCGTATGCAAGAACTTTACCTTGACATCAATAAGATGGGACTGCTTCTTACAGCACCACAAAAAAAGATTCAACTTGACAAGATGATGGAGTTGATCAATCTTCAGCAAACTATGTTTATGCGTCTGTCTCTTTGTAATGATGAGGAGTCAAAAGCATTCATGCATCAGATCAGAGAGGCAGCACGGATGTTGGGTATGAACCCTGCTGATGTAAACGCTCAGTTCTATGAGAATCTCAAAGATGACATCAAAGGCATGATGGAAAAACTTGACACCCCCTAAATAAGATGCTACCCTTACAGGGTGGCAATCAATACCACAAATACGAAAATACGGAGAATACAAATGTCCTTTTCATCCCTCAAAAAGTCTAGCTACAGTGACCTGCTTGCAAAAGCAGAGAGTTTGAATAAAACAGAGACTAAAGGTGGACCAGACGAACGTCTTTGGAAACCTGAGGTAGATAAGGCGGGTAATGGTTACGCAGTCATTCGTTTCCTTCCTGCACCCGACGGCGAAGACCTGCCGTGGGCACAAGTGTGGAGTCATGCCTTCCAAGGTCCTGGTGGATGGTATATCGAGAACTCCTTGACTACTTTGGGCAAGAAAGATCCTGTTTCTGACCTGAACAGGGAACTGTGGAACTCTGGCATTGATGCCGACAAAGAGACCGCACGTAAGCAAAAGCGTAAGTTGAATTACTACAGCAACATCTATGTTGTGAAGGATTCTGCTAACCCTCAGAACGAAGGTCGTGTCTTCCTGTATCGTTACGGCAAGAAGATCTTTGACAAGATCATGGAATCAATGCAACCTGCATTTGAAGATGAAGAACCAGTGAACCCTTTCGATCTTTGGAAAGGTGCTGACTTCAAACTGAAGATCACTAACGTTGCTGGTTACTGGAACTACGACAAGTCTGAGTTTGATCGTCCTAGTACCCTTGGTGGGTTTGAGGACAACCAACTTGAGTCTATCTGGAATAAAGAGTACAGTCTTGCTGCTTTCACTGCTGATGATCAGTTCAAGACTTATGATGAACTGAAGGATCGTTTGGACAGTGTTCTGAACTCTTCACGTCGTTCTGTTGTTGATGAGTCCCTTGAGGATGAGTCTGAAGGTCGTGGTCAATTCACACCTAACTTCAACAGTCCTGATATCGTGCCTGCTCCATCACCTTCTCGTGTTGCCGCAGCACCTCAACAGGATGAGGATGACACCATGTCGTACTTCGCTAAACTTGCTGCAGATGACTGAACCGATTACCGTTGAAGATTATAAACTCGTCTCTGACGAGTTCTTTCAGAAGTACAACTACGCTGCAGAGCGTATGGGTCCTGGTCCTCACAAAGCAGAGGACGTTCTGAAAGTTATGGAGGCGCTTGGTGCCGCAGTGCTGAAGGAGCGAGTAAAAGACAAACTCGGTCCTTTTGGATTCAATAAAAAAGAATAGAGTTCCTAAATGGATACAAAGCACAAAGTTATTGATTTAATAAGATTTGTCATCTTCTTTCAGTTGCTCATAGTTGCAACAACGATAGTGGGATGCTTTCTTCCAATAACTAATAAATGTGATAGTGACACTAAGCAACATATTGCTAATATGATGACTGTCATAACAACTTCCACATTTGCTTTGTACGCTGCGGAAAAATAGACTTTTAGTTACCAAATACCCCGAAAAAAAATTCGGGGTATTTTTTTGTCTATAGGTTTTTTACATTTCGATGTCGTCGTTGCTGATACCAAATGTAGTGTTGCCACCTCTAACTAGAACTCTTTGGTATGCAGAAACAAAGTCTTCGATTAAGTTTGGTCGAATAATTTGTATTTTCTCTTTCTCTTCGTTTTTCTCTTGTTCAAATTGATAAAACGTGACAGATGTTTTAGGACTTACGGTTACCTGAGATCCAGTCCCAGAGTCCACATAAGAGAAACTAAAAGTTTCTGGAATCACTTTCCCTGCAGGCAGTAAAATATTGTTGAGACTATCTTTCACCTCTGTAGTGACATAATGCTTGATAGCAGCAGGATTGCTATACTTATTGAACACATATTCATTCAAGGATACTGCAGATCTAGGCCATTGATCGTGATAGTTTACAATGTCATTTGCAACCAAAATAGTCCAGTTTAGGAATGGATCGTCATACTTCTCAAAAGCAATTTGCTCTGGAGTCTCCCCATCTTTTACGATATATTCAGAGAAGAGACTGATTTTATTTTTAAACTCAGCAAGAATCTGCGCCCTTCTCCAAATATTCTTTGCCAGAATAAAAGTAGGGTCCGTAGACGCTGGATTAATGTTATATAAAACGTTAGGTAGAGAGTTAAGTAGTGACATCAGTATCCTTTTTCCAGATCTTCTCTGGTGAGAGCGGTGAGTTCTTTAAATGTTACAGAGATAGTTACGAGAGGGAATGTGCCGTCATAAGTCGTTTGAACTGAGTTCATTGGAGTTGTATTGACTCTAAGATTTGTTAGAGCACAACTCTTTGACTGTGGTAA